ACAACAAAGTCTGTAGTATCAAAGGATGCTATGCCCTTATTAGAAGTGCTTGCGTTCTCACCTGAAATAGATCCACTTGAAATAGTAATACCTTCACCAGCACTAAACTTAGCTCTTACTGATGCAGCGTCTAGGGCAGTAGCAATACTTACATCGCCCAAGTTAGTCATGGTTGCGGAGCCAGTAACGCCGCCTGTTAAGGAAATAGCAGGATCGGCTACATTAAAGTCAAGTGTACCATCAGTATCTTGGTACGTAACAGTAATACCGTTTTCACTATTACCTGAAACCATACCACCTACAGTATCTTGAACATACTCTGCAAGTGTATCTGCCCCAATGTTGACAGCACCAGAAAGAGTAGTGGCACCCGTAACGCCTAGCGTACCACCCACTGTAGCATTGTTTGTAACTGCAGCGCTATCTAGCGTAGATGCACCTGTTACACCTAATGTACCACCTACTGTAGTGTTACCTGTAATGGCGGCTGTACTAGATAGTGTTGTTGCCCCTGTAACGCCTAATGTACCACCTACAGTAGCATTACCAGTGAGAACAGAACCACCCGTTACAGCAAGGTCTTCTGAGGTTACTGTACCTGTAAAAAAAGCATCCTTAAATTTAGCACCAGAAGAAGAGCCTAAGTCTAGCGTGTCTGTAGTCTTTGGTAAAACGCTACTAGATGAAACGATAAGGTCTTGGCTTGGCCCAACCTTAGTAATAGGCGAGCCTTCACCTGCAGTACCATCGTGCTTGTGCCCTGTAGAGGCGTTAAATGCCCCTTCTACAGCATTGTATTCTGCGTCAAAATCATCTGCATCAATAACGTTACCGTTGGCAATGTTGTTTGCAGTATCCTGTCTTGTATAACCTGCCATGTCGTTTCCTTATTGTCTATCTTCTTGGCTGTATTCTAACAGAGCCGTGTCGAGTGTAAAGGTTGGATTAGTTGAAAGATCTTCTAGTCGCAATGCGATTGTTTTACCTGAACCGATAACGTTGGTGGTATATATTTTATCAAGCTCACCGCCAAATGTAGATGTATCAAATACAGAATTAGATGCACCAAATATAAACACAGATGAACCAGTGCAAGAGATCTGCTGTGTCGCTGGCTGCACTACTCTATTGTTAGAAGCAGAAGCGAAATCATACTTTATGTTTACATCTAAACTCATATTTCCTGTAGGTTCAGCGTATAAAGTCATTTTATAGAAAGTTTTGCGTACTTGGGGGTCACTTATAGGCATGAAAGGAGACTCATATATAGCCTCTATAGGGCCACCATCAAAAGTCGATCCTGTCTCCATAACGTAGACGTAGCCATCCTCATTAGCAAAAGCTATAGTCTCCGCTGTTCCTGTATACCTGCTGTCTGCTACAAAAGCCTTTATGCCTTTAGTTGTAGACCAAGCCATACCTGCAGCACCCTGAGAGATAAATTTAGTAGCAATTAAACCTTTAGCAGCCTCAGATTGCTCTGATAGTACATATGAAAAAACTCTGTATTGAGCCTTCTCTTTTAATGTAACAGAGCAAAAGTTAGCTGACTGACTAAGAAAAGTATTGGCATCTTTAGCTATTTGATCAGAAGCTACATCCAAAGCAAAGTCACCAATACGATCAGTAGCACTTAATAGCCTAATACCATCAGGGGCGAGGTACATAATGTCACCGCCAACCTCTTGAATGGTATCTCCATTAATACAACCAATACGGTCTGTGATGGGTGATACAGTAAAATCAGCAGAGCTACTACCTGTTAGGCGCTTAATTGTATCAGAAGTAAAGATAATAAGCTGGTCACGAAAGGTTGCTAAACCTGTAATGTCATTCGCTACGTTAATAGAACCTGCACCATTAGCGACACTGAAATCATCTACAGTAAAAGGGGCAGTAAAAAATATGTTATTTCCTTTAGCGTAAAAGGCAGTATCTTTAAATACAGCTACACTTTCTGCACCCAATACATCTGTACTATTAGAGGATGTCATAAAGGTAGTAGTGTTGCCAGAAGTGTTATATATAGCAGGGTAGTTAGTACCGTCTACAAATATAACTTTGTCATCCCCATCTAGATTGTATAACACATTTTTAGCTTTACCACCGTTAGTACCAACACTTGTTGCCATACTTGTCCAAGAAGAACCTGTACTATAGTAGTACTGGGTAAAGTTACTAGCATTTTTACGTGCGGCAACTATTCTTCCAGAGCTAACAACTTTAAGAGCTAATATAGAGCCAGACCCCGGTACAGTTGTTGTGCTGTACTTTTCATAGCCTCTTAGCTTAGAGTAGCCACCTTCTTTATTGGCTTCAAAGTTTTGCAATATAGTAGCAGAACCAACAGCATTTGTACCGTGCTGCAAAGGGCTAAGGTTGGACATAAGCCCACCCCTAAACTCAATAGGAAATGTCTGCCATTGTGTTGCCATTAGAAGTGCACTCTTGTATCGCGGATATATTCTGTACGGTTTATGTGTATACTACGTAATTGTTTGATGCCTTGCTCAAACTTCTGCATCGCCATTTGTGCTGCTTGCATGTCACCTCTAAATTGGTAGACATAGTACATAGCACCATCAACTATTACGTATTTGTACATTTCTGGGAGGTTTGGTACATCTGAATGTAACTCTAAATCAAAACCAATTGTGTAATATTCATAAATTAATTCGTAGGCCTTATCGGGGGCAGGTACTACCAAAAGCTCCCTACTAGGCGCTCTTACAATAAAATGAGGTACTGTTCTACCACTTGTGCTAGAGTTATACTCATAGTCAGCATACTTGTCAAGATATTCTTCATAGCTAAGTACTTTAAGTTTAACAGTATCTACGCCTAAACTGTCATTTCTCTTGATACGAAAGCTATTCATATTGATAGTCTTAGCATCATAAGGGAAGCTATAGCGAACCTCACCAGCAAGTAATACTTCTTCTTGCTCTACGTGATTCCAAGGCCACTCGTATTCTTCCTGTTGTATATGGCGAATAGAAGAGTTTACTGCATCTTTAGCAAAACTATAAAAACCTGTAGTAGAAGCAAAGTTAGAAGATGTTAATTCTACTTCATTAAGCCTACGATTTACGTCATTAACTAATCCAAGATAATCGTATGCCATATTACTTCTCCCTCACGCGCAATAGTACAGAGCGCTCATACTGTAGCGCACCTAAAGTAGTTATCTTACACGTAATTTTATATCTTTTATTATTAGTACCTAAGCTCAACCTAATAGTGGCAACTGTGTTTGTGTAAGTGGTTTGTACAAACTGTAAGCCATCTACTACTTGTGAATTGCTTACTTCTGTTTTAACACCGTCTGCATCATCAATAAACCAAGTAACTGCAGAAATAGTATCTGCGCCTAAGAAACGTGACCAGTCAATATTGTAGTCAAGCAATTCATCTTTATCTTTATCAGGCCACTTATATGACATTGTAAATCCTTATGCTGCTATATAAACAGTATTGTTATTTCCTTGGTATTCTATGTAAACAGAACGGTTTTCTGGTTTGATATGTATTACGTTACTATTATGGGGTATTGAACCTGCATAAGTATAACGGTTTTCTGTTTTTACTTTTACGGTGGTGCTGTTACTTGAGCTAGAACCTTGTGAAAGTAAGTGTATTACACGAGATCTATCATAATCGTCTTTATTAAAGTCAAACTGTACTGCGTTGGGTGTATCTAAATTAGTAGCAGTTGTTAGTAACAGCGTATTTAATGATATATTAGCTTTACCTGTAACGCTCTGAAAAGAATTAATAAAACCAGAAAGTGTCGCAGAAGGTACAGTTACATTTGCTTTAGCTTCTGTGGTTACGGCATCGCTTACTGTAATAGATAAAGCATTACTTGGTAGTATAAAGTTAGCTAAACCTGTACCTGTAAGTTGACCTGTAACAAAAGAAGCAGTTACGTCAGCTAAAGAAAGGTTAGCCTCACCAAAAACAGAATCAAAATCATTTACTTCTAGTGTAGCTGGTACGCTTGCTAAGGTAGTATTAGCTTTAGCATCAAATAAAATGTTTAAAGAAAATGTGGCAGATGTAGAGCCAGAAAGTATATTTGCTTTAGCTTCAAATGAAACAGTATTAGTATTAGTACTGAGTAGATTGCCTGATAAAAAACCTAAAGCCTCACTACTAGTTGTGGCTTCAGATATAGCTGTTTCTGATATCGCAGAAAAGCCTAGCATTATTCAATCGTTACATTTGGTATAGGTTGAATAGCTTTTAGCTCATCTGGAGTTGTAGCAGCATCAATAGAAGGTAAAGCAGGTGCATCACGCAAAGCTTGCTTGTCAGCCACAATTTGAGTAGTACTAGAGCCTAGCTCCAATGCTCTCATGTAGGCTGTATCTAATTCTTGAAGTGGTCTTACTCTTTTTAAACGTATTTTTTCACGCCAAATATCTTTAGCTAAAGCCATGTTTACAGAAATAACAGTTGCATTTTCTTCTACTTGCCAAGCATCCCTAAAAGAACGTTCAGCAGGAACAGTATATTCATCATAAGAATAATCTACTCCACCAATATATGTAGATCCTGTCATACTACCATCTCCCAAGCATTCCTAAACGTCCTATCGGAAGGTATTTGATTTTTCTTTACAATCTTAAACATAGGACGGTTATGTTCTTGTGCCCAACATTTACGTGGTAGATCTTTCAAACATAAATATTCCATAGCCTGTTCTTCTGTCAACTTACCAATACGAGGATGTAATCCTTGACGGGAATACCTTTCCTTATCATGTACAAATGTACCACCTGACTCTGCTACAGTACTTTTAGCTTCATCATCTTGAAGATCCCACCAAACCCATATAGGGGGTAACTCTCCATCCATAGCTCTTTTAATCCACTTACCAGAAGGTATTAAAATTTTAGTAGGCTCATCTAAATGATCAGGATCATCATAAATGACATAGTAGTTGGGTATAGTATTAAGATGCATTAGACGCCCACTGACACCAAATATAAGATGAGTCACGAACCCCGCCAGAGTTACTATCTTGAACCTCAACATTAAATTGAGTTGTTGAATAGGGGCTAGGAGTTGTAGCATTACTCCAATATATAACACTTTCATCCCCACCAGCCGCATTACCTGTAAAGCTATAATTACCTGCAGGCATAGTTATAGAGAAGTTTGCTCTGTATCTTCCTACGCCTAAATCAGACACAGAAGTAACGCCTTCATCATCTCTAATAGAGGGTGTACCTACTCCGTTAAAAGTAAGCCAAGCATTTAGTGTGTTTCTTCTTATGCTTGATGTGTTTCTAAAGTCATTGTTTCTTAAAATATTTGCAGCAGTTGTATTTGTATTGTTTACTTCTAGCCGCTCTCCCCCACCTGTAACAACACGCCACTGGTTTGCAGCGTGAAACTGCATGTAAGTATCAGTGTCGCCGCTGTGAATAATTTGGTCAGGTACATATACGTCATTGTAAAAAGTTGCCACTTTGTTTTGGTCTAGTCGCAAAGCCTCAACAGCGGAGGTGGCTTTGTCTGCATTTGTAGCTTTAACAAAGAACATTAACCTTGCACCGTCATCACCGCTACCAGTAGTTTCAGTCGCTTCTGCAACGATGCGAGCAGGGTGTTGAGCTACAGTCTGAGTTGGAAAATCAGGATCTCCATCTGTGTGTCCAAAGTTGATAGAACCTAAATCATTGCCGCTGGCTGTTGAGGTGTCGTTTCTCGTCAGAATCAAGGCAGCAGATGAGTTTTGAACGGTTGAGGCAAACCTGAATTGACCATTTTCCTGATTGCGGAAGTCTAAAAAGCCGGTATCGTTCCACTGAATGTACGCCTTATCAGTAGTACCTTCTTGCCAGCGAATGTAAGGATCAGTTGAGCCTGATAGTACAATCTTTTCGTTGTTGGAATTACTAATGTTCAAACAACCAGCGTTATGCGGGTTGGCATCAACATCACCAACAGTCAGACCTGTTACACCCACCCCGCCAGATAGAGTGCGTAGGCGTTCCCCGCCGTTTTGGTATAATCGCAAATATGGGCTAGCGCCACTATTATCCATATATAAAAGTGCGTGATTAGTCCCTTCTGTATCCTCACCTTGAAAGTAAATATTACCACCGGCATGAGCATAGTTGCGGAAATAAGTGTGTGTGCCATTAAATTCCATGCGGAAGTCACTGCCAGTGCCAAGTATTAATTCGATATTATCATTGACAATAACGTTACCAGTCACAGTACCACCCGCCTTTGGCAGGGCAGCGTTGGCAGTATTTGTTGTAGTGGTTAAAACAGCATCTCTAGCGGCTATATCTACTCCATCAACAGTGCCACCAACGATGATACTACCGCTTGTCCAGATATTAGTACCTAACGCAACTTTTGGAGAACCGTTTATAACGTGAACAGTCTGATGACTGCTTGCCATATTACCATTACTGCCGTTGTTTGGATGGTAGTAAGATAAACCATATTGATTGCCAAAATTAGA